GGACTTCGTTCGCGGCCGCGGCGGGTTGTGCTCTTCGACGAGGTGGACGCTTATCCAGCCTCGGCCGGGGTGGAGGGGGACCCGGTCGACCTGGCCGAGAAGCGAATGTCGAACTTCTGGAACTCCCTCTCGGCAAAGTTCTCTACGCCGACGGTCGAGGAAGTCTCCCGGATCGCGGAAGCAATGGAAGGGGTCGACGAGGTCCGTATGTACTTCGTTCCTTGTCCGCATTGCGGGAAGCTACAGCTCCTCGAATGGGGGGGGCGTACGACCGGGTACGGGATCAAATGGGAGTCAGACCCGAAGGACGGCCGCAAACCACACGAGACAGCCACGTATCTTTGCCGGTTCTGTGCGTGCGAGATCGACCATCGTCACAAGCTGAAGATGATCCGGGATCCGAAGGCGGGGGGAACGGCCGACTGGTATCCGGTCCGGAGAGATCCGAAAGACCCGAAGCGCTGGATCCGGACGGTCGGGAATCCGTTCGCCGAGCGGATCGGCTTTCAACTGAACTCTCTCTATTCTCCCTGGGTCTCCTGGTCGACGATCGTGGAGGAGTTTCTCGTCGCGAAGGGGAACCCTCTCCGTCTCCAGGTTTGGGTCAACACACGCCTGGCGGAGGTCTTCGAGGACGAAGGGTCGAGTCTGGACGAGAGCGCTCTCCAGACGCGCGCGAGCCGGTCGACGTACACGACGGACCCGCTCCCAGAGAAAGTCGTCCTCATCACGGCCGGGGTCGACGTGCAGCATGATCGTCTAGAGGTCGAGATCCTCGGCTGGGGGCCAGGCGAAGAGACCTGGAGTCTGGACTTCCTCCGGATCCCAGGGGACCCGACGACCGGCCCAATATGGGCGATGCTCGACAAGGTCCTCCGTCGCCGGTATAACCACCCGTACGGCCTGAAGATTCCGATCGCGGCGACAGCGATCGACAGTCGAGACAACGCGCAACAGGTTTTGAAGTTCACGAAGGACCGCCAGGCGCGGAACTTCTGGCCGATCTACGGCCTCGACGGCGAGACACGGCCGATCATTGGACGGCCGACGGCGCGGAACAAGTTCAAGGTCCCTCGCTACCCGGTCGGCGCGGATCAGGCGAAGGCGCTCGTCTACGGCCGGTTCCAGATTGACGAGCCGGGTCCGGGATACTGTCACTTCCCGAACCGGCCGGACGTCTACGACGACGAGTATTTCCGCCAGCTAACGGCCGAAAAACAGGTCGTGAAGGATACGAAGCTCGGGAGGCTGAAACGGCTCTGGGTCGTGAAGCGCGGCCGCAGAAACGAGGCGCTCGACATACGGGTTTACGCGACCGCGGCGTACGAAGGACTGACGCTCGCCGGTACGCGGGTTGACCAACTCTGGGAGATCGCGCAGGAAATGAAGGACGCGGCGACGAGCGGGGGGGCGAAGCAACGGCCGGAGTCGAGACGCCGGGAGTCCGGCGGCTGGGCTGGAGGATGGAGATAGGACCATGTCGAAGGGAGAATCGATCAGCGTGGAAGACCTGACACGAAGGGAGCGCGAAGTTCTGATCCTGATCGGAAGGGGTTGCTCGTACGGCGAGACGGCTCGGCGACTGAAGCCGAAGATATCGAGCCGGACTGTCGAGCGGTACGCAACCCAGATACGAGACAAGATCGGATCTTCCCTCCCTCCACTCCGCGCGGTGATCCTGTTTTATCACGAAAACCGCGGACACTTCGAAGACGACGGCGATCCTCCGGATCGGTGGGCAACTGGAGGTCTCTCGTGAAACCCTTCCCTCTAATCCGGATCGTGCTCCAAAAGGGGTCTAACGACTGTGGGATCGCGGCGCTCGCCTCGGCGCTAGGGCTTTCGTATGAAGCGGTCGAAAAGGCTTGCGAGGCTCGCCACATATACCTTAGTCGCCGCAAGTCTGGGCTCAGATTGAAGGAACTCGAAAGTGTGGCGAGTTATCTCGGGTTCAAGCCTGAGCGGGATCCTCCGAGAGGGTGGGACCAGGAGGACGACCGCGTCGGGTTGGTTAAGGTCGTCTTCCCCCACGAAAAAATCGGCCACTATGTTCTAGTGAGTGGGGGGGTCGTCCTCGATCCAGACGGATGGCTTTGGGACGCGCGGCTTTTTCTCCGCCATCTGGGAGCACGTTTCGCGACGCGGCTCAGGTTCACCGAAGGGGGCCTCTCGTGATAACGATCGCCTGTGTCCTGAAGAGCGGCGGCGACTTTGACGCCGAGGACGTCCGGGAGTTACGCGACCAGGTCGCCGACAACCTGAAGCGTCCACACACGTTTATCTGTCTGTCGGACGTGGAGATCGAGGGCGTTCAGACGGTCGTCCTCCGACATGGCTGGCCGGGTTGGTGGTCGAAGATCGAACTCTTCCGGCCGGACATCTTCGACGGTCCGGTCCTGTACTTCGATCTCGATACCTGGATTGTCGGAAGCCTCGACCCGATCGTCGACGCTCTCCCTGCCTGGGGTATGCTGTCCGACTTCTATCGGCCGGACCGTGTGGCTTCCGGGGTAATGTCTTTTCGGCCAAATGTGCTCACATACGCGGTCTATGCGGACTTCGTTCGCGGCGCTGCCGTGATCATCCGTTCCCAATCCGGAGACCAGGATTTTCTACAGTTTGCCGGGACGAGCGCCGTTCGCTTCCAGGACGCGTTTCCAGGGAGGTTCGTCTCATGGAAAGAACATTGCGCGAAGACACGCGACGCGGCGAAGGCAAGGACGGGGACGATCCCGGAGGGAGCGGCGGTCGTCTGTTTTCATGGAAAGCCGAGACCCTGGGAGGTCGAGCTATGAAGGAAGGCGATGAGGGGAAGGACGAGGTCTTCGGCCTCCCGATAATTGAGGACCCGGACCGCCGAGCCGACGAGTACGTTTTCATGTACGGCGAAGCGATCACGGGTCTGGTCCGGATCATTGATCGCGGCGACGGTTTCGTCTCGTTCGTCCGCGCTCCATCGGAGGACGAAGAGTGAAAGAGCTTCGCGTCTGGTGGTCACAGGGGCCGCGGCCAGGAAATCTCGGCGACGTGCTGACGCCGGTTATCCTGAAGGGTTTCGGATACCGTCCTACCTGGACGGACCGAGAAGCGGCGGACTTTCTCTGTATCGGCTCGATCGCTCGCTTCGCTCGGCCGGGACAGCGGGTCGTCGGTTCGGGCGTCATGTGGTCGTCCGATCTTCTGAACCCGGAGGCGGAGTGGCTCGCCGTCCGGGGACCGATCACGCGGGGACGCGTCCTCTCGAACGGCGGTCGGTGCTCGGAGGTCGAGGGGGATCCGGCGCTCCTGTTGCCGGAGTTCTTCGACCCTCTCGCTCCGAAGCGTTTCGACGTCGGGATCGTTCCACACTACGTCGACTTCGAGAGGGTCCGGTCGCTCCATCCCGAGGTCCCGCTTATCAACCCTCTCCGCGCGGATCCGCTCGACGTTGTCTTCGAGGTCCTTCAGTGTCGGTCGATCCTATCGAGTTCCCTCCACGGAATCATACTGGCGCACGCGTACGGGATCCCGGCCGCATGGGTCCGCTTCTCCGACGGCCTCGATGGCGATGACGTGAAGTTCCAAGACTACGCCGAGAGCGTCGGGATCGAACTCGACCCGGCTCCGAACGTCTACGCTGCGGACCCGGTCCTCCCGGTCGGGATCGACACGGCTCCGCTACGGGAGGTCTTCGAATGTCTGTAACCATCGTCTCGTTCTTTACACCCCAGGACGACTATCCGAAACAGGCGGAGCGCTTTGTCGGTGAACTCGAAGCGCTGGGTCTGGAGTACTTCGTCGCGGAAGCGCCGGACCAAGGGAGCTACCTGGCGAACATCCGACAGAAGGCGCTCGTCTGCTGGCGCTCGCTCCTCCAGCTCGGAAAGCCGATCCTATTCGTCGACGTCGACGGGACGGTCTGCCGGAAGCCGGACCTCGATCTCTCGGTCGACTTCGCGGCGGTTCCGAAACCCGAAGACCATCCTCGCCGGTGGTTCGTCGGCTGTCTCTTTTTCAACTACACGACGGCGGGTATCGACCTGGCGCAACGATGGGTCCGGGCGACGGGAGACTGGTCGGACGAGAGCGCACTCGACGACGTCTGGAAGGCTGGCGAGTGGGAGGGTACGTGGCTGGAACTCGGACCCGAGTATATGGAGATTCTCCGGAACGAAAACGCCGACCCGAGTCCCGACACGGTAGTCGCTATCCGCCTCTCTAAGGGTCGTCAGAAGATGGCGTTCCATGCGTCCGGCCGGACCGAACGACCGACGAAGGTCGCGGGATGATTTCGGGATTTTTGTTTTTGGGTTCTGGCGTACTGCAACCGGCGTGCCTGTTTTTTCTGACCGGCTGAAACCCCGCGCCGTTATTGGCGAAACGCGATGGATCGTTTCCAGGTCTTAGGATAGGGGCGCGAGGTCGATCGCGCTTAGAATGGCTTTTCGAGCGTTCTAGGGGCATTTCGGGAAACCTTCGGAAAATCACTGGATTTAGGGCATTTTTTCAAAAAAATCGGAGGCGACATGGCTGAGAATTGGACGAAGGCGGACGCACTTTTCGATATCGGCGGGCTCCGAATCAGGTGGTTCAAGAACGAGAGCGGGACGGTGTACAGGTTGCTCGCGACGACCGTGAGAGAGTTTCGGAAACTCGGAGAGCTGACGCTTGAACTGGAGTTACCCGCGAGCGCCGTCGAAGCGGCTAACGGCCAGGACGTGGTCGAGGCGCGGATCGCTGGGATGCTTCACGAGAAGGTCACACTGGAGGCGTTCGAATGAGTCTCGATCGAGCACTCGTGTTAGGGGGAGCGTCGAGCCTCTGGGACGACCTGGCTCGCCTCGAAGAGATCGTCGGCCGTCCGTGGCCGTGGAAGGTCTACGCCGTCAATCAGGCGGGACACGCCTTCCCGGATCCGATCGACTACTGGGTCTCTCTTCATCAAGAGAATATGCTCGGATGGATGGCGCGCCGGGAGGCGAACGGCTTCGACACGGACTTCGAGGTATGGGGCGGAGACTGGCGGACGAGTTCGAAGGACTCGGACAAGGACTGGGTGGACGACGTGATCCCGGTCCGGCTCGTCGGGTCGAGCGGCTTCCATGCAATCGAGATCGCTCTCCATCATGGCCGGGACCGGATCGTCGGAGCCGGGATCCCGATGGACCCTCGACCGCACTTCCATTCGAAAGGCCCCTGGCATCACGCGCTTACTCACCAGAAGGCGTTTCTGGAATCTGTCGACCTCTGGAATGATCGTTTTCGTAGCCTCTCGGGATGGACCCGCGACACGTTTGGCGGACCCGATCGGGAGTGGCTCGGCATCTAGGGGCATTCCCTAGCTGGGGACATCCCGAATAACGCGAACGTGCGGACCCTGTTACAGTCGTGTAGAAACGGAGCTTTCTTTCGACTAGGGTCCGCGCGTGGCGAAAGACATCCCGACAACCGAGCCGACGGTATTCGTCGCCGGTATGACGTGGGAATGGACGAAGGTCTTCGGAGACTTCCCGGCCTCCGATGGTTGGCAGCTCGCCTACTATTTCCGATCCAAAGTTTCTTCCGATAACGATATCACGGCGGCGTGGGGATCCGAGGTCACGGCGGACGGTGACGGTTTCGAGATCACGATCGGACACGCCTCGACCGACGCGGACGCTGGAGCCTACGATCTCGTCGGCGAGATCACGGACGGAACGAAGAAACATCTTGTCTGCAACCTCTCTGTAAACATCCTCCCGGATCCGACGGCAGCGGGAGCGAAGAGCTTCGCGAAGACGATGCTCGACGCGCTCGACACGGCGCTGGCCGCTCGTGTCTCCGGCTCGACGAAACGGAAGATTACGGTCAACGGTCGGACGATCGAGTACGAGAGCGACGACGCGATGCGTTCGGCGCGAGCACATTACGCGCTGATTGTCGAACTCGAACGGAACCCGACCGGCCGTCTCTCGCACGCTGGGAGGTTCGTCAATGGCTGACGTTCGGAAGCGCCGAATCCTGGTCTCGATGGCGGTCGCGTTCGTCGACTTCCTTCCGGACCTGCTGCAATGCCTGACGATCGTCGGCGGCTGGGCTTTTCTGACCTTTGGTCTAGCGGAGCTTTTCGGCGGCGTCGTCTGGCCGATCTCCCTCGGTCTCTTCCTTCTGTCGATCGCGGGCTGGGGTTATCTCGTGACGCTCTTCCGGAAGGGGTTGTACGTGATGAGTCGGAGCGAGCGCGATGGCTAACCCATTCCGAGCGGTAGCGGTCGAGATGGCCGAGCGCCGGGAGATCCAGGCGGCGTTTCATGGGGCGTCGTCCTCGCGGCTCTTCTACGATTGGGCGGTTCGGCCGATCCATCCGGACGTCGAGATCCGGTCGGCGATCGGCGAACTTCGTGCTCGTGCTCGCGACCTGGTTCGGAACAACCCCTATGCAACTGGCATCGTCGACGCGTTCGCGGACAATGTGATCGGACAGAAGCCGGGTATTCGGCTGATCCCGACGGTGAAGATCCAGGGGACGGCGGATTTTTGGACGGAGGCAAACGAAGAGCTTTCGCGAGCCTGGGGTGAGTGGGGTTACGAAGAGAACGCGACGGTTACCGGCGTCGATAGCTGGACGGAGTTTCAGAAGCTTCTGATACGGACTTGGGTTACGGACGGTGAGGCGTTCATCCGGCGTCGGCGAGGACATGACAACGCGTTTGCCTATGCTGTCGAGCTGCTGGACGCCGATCTCCTTGACCACAAGATGAACGTTCCCCCCGACTCCCAGGGACGGGAAATCAAAATGGGAGTCGAGGTCGATCGGAACGGACGGCGACTCGCCTACCATTTCTCGACGCTCCATCCATCGGAACGCGGCAACCGGGAAACAGTCCGTATCCCGGCCGAAGATATCATCCATTTCTATCAGAAGATGCGGCCGGATCAGACGCGAGGGTATTCGCTTTTCGCTCCGATCCTGACGACGGTCAAGATGATCGACGGGTTGACCGAGGCCGAACTCGTCGCGTCCCGGCTGGCGGCGGCGAAGATGGGGTTCATTGTCAATATGACTCCGGAGGCGATCAACGCGTACGCAGACCGACTCCGGCTTATGACAGACCAGCAGGAAGACGGGACCGGCTCGACGCCTCAGACGATGGACCTCGCTCCCGGCGTGCTGGAGGAACTCCTCCCCGGTCAGAGCTTCGAAGGTTTCGATCCCCATCACCCGAACGCGGCTTTCGAGGTCTTCCTCAAGGTTATGCTCCGCGGCGTCGCTCGCGCCTTCTCGATCTCGTACCTGACACTGACTGGCGACGTCGGCGCGGCGAACTATTCGTCGATGCGCGCGGGTCTCCTCCCGGAGCGCGATCACTGGAAGGGCCTCCACGACTTCACGGCTGACAAGGTTCACAGGGTCGTGTACCGGGACGTGATAACGCACGGTCTCCTGACCGGCGCGGTCCGGCTCCCGAACAACCGCGCGTCGGAGTTTCTGTCGCACGAGTGGCAGGGTCGCGGTTGGGACTGGGTCGATCCTCTGAAAGACCTCCAGGCGAAAGAGAACGAGGTCAAGCTCGGGGTCAATTCCCGCCAGCGTGTCGCGGCGGAGAAGGGTCGCGACTATCGGAGAATCGTCGACGAGATCGCGGAGGAAGAGACGTACGCGGAGGAGAAAGGCGTCGACGTCTCCGGAGCGAAGGGGTCGAGTGCCGGGTCCGGGTCGGGAGGCGGCGGGTTTGGCGACCAGGACGACGAAGACGAGAACGAGAACCGAGAGAACGGGAACGGCACACGAGAAGGCGGATATGTGCGTTTCGGTCCTCTCTATGATAGGGACTGGTAAGCAATGGCGAACATCGATCGGGTACTGGCGGCTGTCCAGGCGCGACCCTGGGCCATCCTCGACACGAAGCTCGAAGAGATCGCACAGGTCCTAGCGGCGCGAGCCGAGTCCGGCTCCCTCCCTGACCAAAAAGAGATCGAAGCCGTCGAAGCTCGACAGGCGGCTCGGATGCGGATCGAGAAGCGAACCCAGAAGGCGAGTGGCTCGGCGGTCGCGGTCATGCCTCTGATCGGGACAATCTCTCGGCGTATGGGGATGCTCGACGCGATGAGTGGCGGAGCTTCGATCGAGACGTTCTCGAAACAGTTTGACGAGGCGATGGCGGACGAAGCGGTCGGCTCGATCCTGATTCAGATTGACTCGCCAGGCGGGAGTGTCTACGGCGTCGAGGAACTCTTTCAGAAGATTCTCGCGGCTCGCGGAAAGAAGCGGGTCGTCGCCGTGGCGGACCAACTTGCGGCGAGCGCGGCCTACTACATCGGCAGCGCCGCAGAGGAGTTCGTCGTGACGCCTTCCGGCGAGGTCGGCTCCATCGGCGTCTATATGGTGCATTTCGACTGGAGCGGGAACCTGGAGGCGAGCGGCGTCCGGCCAACAATCATCAAGGCCGGAGACCACAAGGCGGAAGGCAATCCGTACGAGCCGATCGAGGAAGAGACGGTCGAGCATCTCCAATCGATTGTCGACGACTATTACCGGCAGTTCGAGCGAGCGGTCGCGAAGGGCCGCGGCGTGCCGGTCGGGAAGGTCCGGAGCGACTTCGGCCAGGGCCGGACGTTCACAGCGAAGCGTGCTCTCGATCGGGGGATGGTCGATCGGATCCAGAGCTTCGACGAGGTCCTGGAGGATCTCCAGAAGGGACGTCGCCGGGTGGCCGCAATCGGTGCGGCCGCGGAGGACGAGGCGATGACGGTCGCGGCAGAGGTCGGCGAAACGATTACGGTCCGCGCAACCGGAGACGGCGTCGAGTGGGAGTCGGCCAGCGGTGGCGCAATGGACGCCGTAGCGGCCGCTCTGAACGAGATCAGTCTTCCGGAGGGACCGAGCGCCGAGTCTCTCCGCGAGACGTGCGAGACGGCTCTCCAGGTCATCCTGGAGGGATTCAACGATGAAGGAACCGAGGTTCAGGAGCGCGCCTCGGACACGGTGGAAAGTGCTCCGGTTGAAACGGCCTCTAAGGCCAAGGGGGAAGCAATGGACGAGAAGTCTGTCGCTGATCGGCCGGAGACGGCCGAGGACGCTCGGGACCTGGTACAGGCGGAGCGCGACAGGAATCGGACGATCCGGGAGATCGGCGCGACCCATAAGATCGACGGGGTCGTCGTGGCGAACTGGATCGATCAGGGACTCAGTCTGGATGCGGTCAACTCGGCCGTTCTGGACATTCTCAAGGAGCGCGAGGCGCGTGTGCCGGTGATCCAGGTCGGCCAGGACCGGGAGGCCGCGCGGCCGTTCGCCACGCTGGGGAGCCAGCTTCAGGCGATCGCCGCCTCGGAACAGAAGGGAGCGGTCGTCGACAAGCGACTTCTCTTCCTCCAGGAAGAACTGGAAAAGAAGGCCGCGGCCTCCGGTTCTTCCGTCGGCGTACCTTCCGACGCCGGGTACGTAGTCCAGGACGATTTCGCGGAGGGGATCGTCACGAAGATGTGGGACGAGGGTCGGATCCTGAACATGACCAACCGCGTCCCGATCGGACCGAACTCGAACGCGCTCGTCCGGAACCACATCAAAGAGGCGAGCCGAGCGGCCGGTTACCGCTACGGCGGCGTCCGGGTGTATCGGGCCGCGGAGGCGGCAACGGTCACGGCCTCGAAGCCGAAGCTCGTTGAACAGCGGATCCAGCTCGAAAAGCTCATGGGTCTGTACTACGCGACCGATGAGACGATGCAGGATGCGGTTGCTCTGACGGTCGAGGCCGAGCGCGGCTTCCGGAAGGAACTCACCTTCGTTGCCGAGAACGAGATTTTCCGCGGAACCGGCGCGGGACAGTGTCTCGGCATCCTCAACTCCGCCGCGGTGACGTCGGTCGCGAAGACCTCGGCACAGGCGGCGGCCACGGTAAGCGCGACGAACGTCGCGACCATGATGGGACGACTTCCGGCCGGGAGCTTCTCGACGGCTGCCTGGTTCGTCCATTCCAGCGTGATTCCCCAGCTCGTCCTTATGACGATCGGCGATCAACCCGTGTTCCTGCCGGGTGGCTCGATCGCTGGCTCCGTCTTCGGGACCATGTTCGGTATGCCGGTGATCCCGTGCGAGTACTGTTCGACCTGCGGCACGGTCGGAGACATCATTCTTGCCGACCTGGATCAGTACACGACGGTCGACAAGAACTCGGTATCCTGGCAGGAATCCATTCATGTCCGGTTCATCTACGATGAAACGGCCTTCAAGCTGACCTATCGGTTCAACGGCCAGCCGGACTGGGAGAGCAAGGTCCTGGAGTTCCAGGGATCGGACTACATCTCGCCGTTCATCACGCTCGCCGAACGCGCCTAAGCGCGGCGGCAGTATCCAGGGTCCGGGAGGGGGGCCGACGGAGTCCCTCTCCCAATTGAAAAGGACGAAGGAACAGAGAGGCCGGAAGGCCAGGAGGTCCAGAAATGAGGGGATTCAACATCGTCGAACACGGTCATATCGTGAACATCCTCCCCCCGATCGACATTTCCGGGGGGAAGACGAGCGACACGTTCTCGATGGCGAAGTATGCTCGTGCTCAGATCATCATTCAGATCGGCGTATCGGCTGCGGCCTTTACTTCGATCGTGGTCAACGAGTGTACGGCTGCGGCGGGTACGGGGGCGACAGCGATCGCGTTCGACTACTACGCCGAGGAAACCGCGGCCGGGGACACGCTCGCCGCTCGCGCGGCTGCGACGACTTCGGGGATCACGCCGAACGCGGCCGACAACATCATGTACGTGATCGATCTCGAAGCGAGCCAGCTTTCGGACACGTATCACTGGGTCCAAGTCGTTCTGGCGAACGGGACCAACTCCGTGATCGCCAGCGCGGTCGCGATCCTGTCCGGCGCTCGCTACGCCGAAGACGCCAGCCCGACGGTGATCGCCTAGCGGCGTGAACTGCCGGTGACACCCGAAGGCGTCAACCATGAACGGGCGGCGGCGGCAAGGCTCCGCCGTCGCCTCGTTCGGCTTCAGACGGAGAAAGAGAGAAACCATGTTCAAGGAACAGCCTGTCGAACTGGTCGACCTGGTCGGACCGTACGCCGGAAGGATCCGACCGTACTCGAAGACCGCGGCCGAGAACGCGATCGCGAGCGGGTTCGCGAGGCGTCCGGACGACGGAGGTCCGGAGTTGGTGGCGGAGACGGTGGAGGAGTTGGACGCCGAAACCGACACGACGCCTCTCCCGGATGATTTCCCGGCACGTCCGGCGCTGGTCGCGGCTCGCCTGGAGACAATCGAGGCCGTCGAGGCGTGCGACGACCTGACCGCAATCGACGGGATCGGAAAAGCGACGGTCGAAAGGATCGCCTCGTACCTGAGAGGTCTGTCTTAGACCAACGGTCAGACAACGCGTGACAACGCGTGCAAGTGAACCAAGAGGAGAAAGAACAATGCGAAGAAACTGGTCTTTCCTGGCGGCGTTCCTGGCGGCGTTGATTCTGCCGACAGCGACGACGGCACAGGCAAGGGATACGGTCCGGATCGAAGTCGCGGGAGTCGGTATCGTCGAGGTTGTGATCGACGTCTCACTCCTGGTCGACACGACGGCGACTCCTCCCGACACGGTCCCGACGGACACAATCCCGGACGATCCTCCGGTCGACCCGGCGGACATCTCCGGGGAATATCTGATCTCGGTAACCGGGCTCAGTGTCTCGCCGACGCTAACAATCGGACAGGACGGCGCGGCGGTGACGGGGACCCTCTCTGGCTACGGAAGCCCGATTCCGTTGTCGGGTACGTATGACGGCGAAAACCTTTTGCTCCAATACGCCGGAATGGGAATCGAGATTGTAGCCACGGGCAACGGAAACGGTTTTGTCGGCGCGGTCACTCTTCCGCAGGGAACCTACCCGATAGCGATAAACCCCTACACGGAACCCGACCCTGATCCGGATCCACCTGATCCTGATCCGGACCCTGATCCGGATCCACCTCCCGAGGGAATCCTGTGGAGCGATGGCTTCGAGTCCGGTACTATGGGGGCCAATTGGATCGGCGGAGACAGGGAGGGGAACCGCCCAGTCACGACGAGAGCCAGGACGGGCGATTACTCCC